TAGAAAAGGATAAATTCTTTTCTTAGGAGAAATATAAAATGGCTTATAACCAATCAGACGCTTTGTTTGAGCCTAGTACGGATACCAATGCTAACTTTGGTAATTCTGTATCAGGCCAAACAAATTCGTTTTTCTTACCCAAGGTCTATTCCAAGCAGGTTCTAAACTTTTTTCGTAAAGCATCTGTAGCTGAAGCTATAACCAATACAGATTATGCTGGCGAAATTGCTGGATATGGCGACACAGTAAGAATAATTAAAGAACCCGCAATCACTGTGTATCAGTATGAGAGAGGGCAGGATGTAACGCAGACTAAGTTGACTGACGCTGAAGTTAGTTTAATCGTAGATACTGCAAACGCATTCAAGTTTATTGTTGATGATATTGAAACTAATATGTCTCATGTAAACTTTCGTGATGTTGCTACATCATCTGCTGCCTACGCTTTGCGTGATGCCTTTGATGAAGGTGTAATTGCAGCTATGTTTTCAGGTGTATCTTCGTCAAGTCCTAATCATGTATTAGGTTCTGACAATGCAACTGACCTTGCGGCTGGTACTTTTGATGGTACTGGTAACTTAGATATTGGATTTGACTCTTCAGAGCATGATCCTATCGATGTTATGGGTCGCATGTCTCGTTTGCTAGATGAGCAAAATGTACCTGAAGAAGGTAGATGGTTCCTTGCTGGTCCTGACTTCTATGAAGTCCTGGCTTCAAGTTCTTCCAAGCTACTTTCTGTAGACTATAACGCTGGTCAAGGTTCGATACGGAATGGTCTGGTATCTTCTGGTCTATTGCGTGGATTTAATATGTATAAGAGTAATAACATTGCTGATACTTCTAATGCAGCAGGTAAGGTTATTGCTGGACATATTTCATCTACTGCAACAGCTCAGACGATTACTAGCACTGAAGTAATTCGTGATCCTGACAGCTTTGGAGATATTGTTCGTGGACTTCATGTCTACGGAGCCAAAGTGTTGCGTGGTGAAGCATTAGTTTCTGCCTTTTACGGCATCGACTAATATTAAAACATGGGGGGTTGTTTCGGCAGCTCCCCATTTTAATAAGGATAGAATATGCCTCAATTAGGAAGTGAAAAAGATCCTATAAGGATGAGTGCAAGACGAACTTCTAAAATAAGAGGCCGTTTTCTTAAAAATGAAAATCGTGAAAAATACTCAGATAACTATGACAGAATTTTTAGGTCTGATAAATCAAAAGTGAAAGAAGGTAAAATAGATGGCTGAAAATACAGATACTTATAATTCACAAACTTCTTATTCAGATATTCAGGAACTTGAACGCCATTGTGCTACTAAAAGTAATGTACTGGCAGTAGCTACTGGATATGGTGAAAAAGAACATGCACTTGAAGTCAGAATAAAAGTCTCTAAATGAAAGTAGAAGCACCTAAAGGCTATCATTGGATGAAACAAAAGAAAGGCTATAAATTAATGAAAGATCCTAAAGATGGTTATAAACCTCATAAAGGCTCAAGTAAGTTTGTAAACTTTCCTATTCAAAAAACTCATAAGAAATAGTCATGGCTGAAACTTATTTAAACTTATCAAATGAATTACTTAGAGAACTAAATGAAGTTTCTTTAACCAGTTCTACTTTTTCATCTGCTATAGGTATTCAGGCTCATGTTAAAGATAGTATTAATAGAGCTTATCTTGATATTGTAAATGAAGAACCTCAATGGCCTTTCCTTGCGACTGCACTTAGCGGTGCAACTGATCCTATGTATGGAAATGTATACATAGAAACAGTAGCAGGAACCAGATGGTATTTATTAAAAAGCAGTAGCTCTAGTTTAACTACTGATTATGGTTCTATTGATTGGGATAATTTTCTTTTAACTACTGTAGGTGTATCAGGAGAATCTGCTCCTTACACAGTTAAAAACCTACGATTTACTACAACAGAAGAATGGAAAGATTATTTCAGAGTAGCTCAGAATAAAGATGATGCTGATACTCAAAATTATGGTGTGCCTGACAGAGTAATTAAAAGTCCTGATCTTAGAAAATTTGGATTAAGTCCTATTCCAGATCAAGTATATCGTATATGGTTTTATGCTTATGATCTTCCTACAGAACTGGATGCTCATGGAGATCAGATAGTATTTCCTAATACTTATAAACCTGTTCTTTTGGCTAGAGCTAGATATTACATTCATCAATTTAAAGAAAATCCTCAAGCAGCCGCTTTTGCTTCAGAAGATTATAAAAGAGGCTTACGTTTGATGAAATTAAATCTGATGGAATCTACTCCAGGTTACTTTAAAGACGATAGAATTAGGTTTCTCTAATGTCTCAGCCTTTTGCCCTTTCATGTCGAGGTGGTTTAAATGTAAATCTAAATCAACTTGAGTTAATGCGAAACCCTGGATTGGCTACAGAGTTACTTAACTTTGAAGTTGATCCTGATGGGGGATATAGACGCATTAATGGGTTTAGCCTGTATGGAGGAGGATCTTCAGCAAGACCTAATTCTGGTAATGCTATTCTTGGAATGACTGTCTATGCAGATGGTCTTGTTGTCTGTTCAGGCACAGGAATATTTTTTAGTCAGGATGGAACAAGCTGGTTAACATTGAATAGAGCCAGTGTTTCAGGAAGTGGAGATAACTACAGTACCTTTACAGGGCGTTCAGTATCGGCAAGGTCAAGTCAGGGAAGGACCACTTTTGCAATATTTGAAGGTACGTCTGACTATGGGGAACTTCTTATCTGTGATGGAGCCAATAAACCTTTCTTTTTTAAAATGACAGGTACAGGAGCTTTATCAGATAGAACTTTCTTTGCAAGTGAAATAACAGTTTCTAGTACAACTGCTCCTACAGTAGGCGTAATGCATGAAAATCATTTTGTAGTAGGAGGAGCACCTACAGCTAAAAATACTATTTATTATAGTTCTAATTTTGATGTTGATTCTTTTAGTGGATCAGGAGCAGGAAGTATACAGTTAACAGATGCTGTTGTAGGGCTTGCCAGCTTTCGTAGTGATCTTATTATATTCTGTAAAAACAGTATTTTTAAGCTTATTAATATAAGTGATAGTGACAATATTGCTATTGTTCCTATAACTAAGAATGTTGGTTGTCTGGATGGACATAGTGTTCAGGAAATCGGAGGTGATCTGGTATTTTTAAGCCCTGATGGTATTCGTACTGTAGCAGGTACAGCTCGTATTGGTGACGTAGAGTTAAGTTCTGTTAGTAGGCAGATACAGAAAATAGTAACTACGATTGCTAATAGTATTAATAGCTACACTATTAGTAGTGGTGTTCTTAGAAGTAAATCCCAATATAGATTATTTTATACAAATACCAGTTTAAGTGCTGGAGTATCTAAAGGAATTATAGGGACATTAACTCCTAATGGTTTTGAATGGTCAGAAACCAAAGGAATTCAGGCAAATGGTTTTACATCTAATTTTGATGATGATGGAGTAGAACAAGCTTATCATGGAGATAATACAGGATATATTTATAACCATGATACAGGAAGTACATTTAATACTGCAGGAACTGCTTCAAATATAGAATCTCTTTATTACACACCTGATCTTGATTTTGGAGATATTGGTACAAGAAAAACTATTAAATATGTAAAGATGTCACTAACTCCAGAAGGAGAGATACAGCCAGCTTTACATGTTAAGTATGATTTTGAAAGTTCAGATACACCTCAACCTGCTTTATATACTTTAGACAGTATTCCTTTACCAGCTACTTTTGGTAGCTCAGATAGTACTTTTGGTAGTGCTATTTTTGGATCAACAGCAAATCCTCTTGTAAGACAAGCAGTAGAAGGAAGCGGGTATACGCTATCACTTAGAATTAAAAGTGATGATCAAAAATCTCCTTACTCAATTAATGGGTTTTATATAGATTATATGCCCTCTGGCAGGAAATAGATAAATGGCTTATTCATATACAAGACAAAGTACAATCTCTGATGGAGATACAATCACAGCCGCATTATTCAATAATGAATATAACCAGCTTTTAAATTCATTTGCTTATTCATCTAGTGATGCTGCTGCTACAGGACA